CCTGGGCAGGAGCAAGTGTGACAAATGCACCCACCGCACTCAGGACATACCAAAGAATCGTAATAGTCTTTGGAGAAGTCATTTTTGTTGACCTCCATTTATTTAGTGTAGAATTGAGAGTTCACTTACGAACTGTCCAGTAGCATTCGTACCAGCTCCACCAGCCGTTAAAGTAATAGCACCGGCAGTAGAGAGAGTACCAGCTAGAGAACCAGCAACACCTGCAGTTGTAGATGTAATATTGCCGAAGTTTGCTACATCACCAACAGTGACTGCACTAGTTGGGATTGCATCAGCCTGTGTGTATGACTGAGAGAAACTAAAAGCACTACCAGGATTATCCTGAGTGGCAGCAATTGTACCAGGAGAATATACACCACTAGTGATTGCACCAGTAGAAATTGTATTAACTGTGGTTCCGTCAGTGGTATCTACACCGCTGCCTGAGATACTGAACGTCGAACCAAGTCTTGTGACGTTAGTAGCGGCGGCATCAACGGTCAACTGAACACTGGAAGATAATTTATGAGTAAGAGCACCTGCATTTGCTGCTGGTGCGGTCATCAATAACATTATGAAGGGTAAGAACCTTTTCATATGATTTACCAAAGAGGTATGTATACTTATTTAGTATAAGGTTTTTTGAAAATACTAAAGTTGTATCATATAGAACAGTTAGTCTACTAACGTGCCGTGTGCTCTTCTGATTTCTCGTAGTGCTTCAAGGTTCATATCTTTGGTGCCACCATCATAGGGGTGAGCATATCCTTCTTCAATCATTTGCTCGTTAAGCGACACGTTTCCGTCCCCAATGTAAAGCCAACCCAGAAGACGCCCGTATTTGCCAGTGCCACCAACAAGTTCAGTCCTAACAGACAACTCATCATCACCAGCCAACGTACCTTCGAGTTTCGCTTTGAGCCATTCGGTTGCGTCGATTCCAAGGGCTTTCTCCTCTAGATTTCTCGTTCTCTTCTCCGGCGTATCAACGCCTGCAATTCTAACTCTTTCTTTCTTGTATAAATCAAACCCGAGGTCGATAGTAACATCAATAGTATCACCATCAAGGACACGATTGATCTCCGTCACTCGGAAGTTGTAGCAGCTCTTTCTGCTTGGTGGTGTCAGTGCTCCCATCTTCTAACTCTGCAAATGCTATTCCTAGTATATAGTAGATACAATAGAATGCTCCTGCGACAGCAAGGAATACCATAAAGATCACTGACCACACAGGATCATTCATATTATCTAAAGGACGCAATAATAAATTCATTTCTTAACAGGCCAAGTAAGTTCCATTCCTATCGTGAGTAGTAAAACAAATCCAAATACAAATATTCCACTCATCATAATCTATTACCACTATCTGCTGAAGGAATTAATTGATATGCCATTTTATCTCTTAGCATGTTGATGCGTTCTTCATCATACTGCTTGAAGTTTCCTCGCTTATCAACTTTTTTATAGTAATGTAATGCGTTGAGGATGATTGCGTAATCCTCCATTGTTAATTCAAATTTCATAGTTGGTGAAATTGGTAATCTAAAATCATTCTGTATAAAGAATCTCTCATGAACCATAAGTGTTCTTGTTCTTCGGCAGGTCGAGCAGGGAAACCTTCCCAACGTTCTAATCTTTTTATTACACAGTGATGTAGAAGACGTATATCTTCTATGGATAAATTTACTGTATAATCTGGTTCGTTATTCATGGGTTGCGTGGGTCTATACCTAGTGTTTTAAGATAGTTAACCCACCAATCGGCATCCTTTACATACCTCCAATTTGGGACAGGTTTTCCTTGTTCTACGACATAGTATTGATAAAGAGCATCATCTATAGTCTGTGCGATCTCCATATTCTTCTTCCTCTTCGTCAACGTCTGCATATACATTGTCCAAGAATGGTCCCCGTTTTCGTAAAGGTTCTTTTCCGACATAGTTTTTTTCGTCGTTAACAGCAGATACCCACACAGCAAGTTTCATTACTATAAAAATTAAAACCAGTGGCGTAAAACAACCGATTAAAATTACTGGATTCATTTATGTTTCCTCGTGAAAGGTTCCCAGTGTTGCCAATTATATTTATGGATTGCCCACATACCTATGATGGGAACAAAGACCAGACACCATGCCATGATGCCAACCCCATACGGATTATTTAATACTGTTCCACAAAATCTAGCAAACTGTAGTATCATTGTACCTCTTCCCAGTCTTTTTGGAATTGATCTAACCCTTCGCGAGTGAGAACATGATCATACATTGCCCAAAATACTTTAGGTGGCATTGTAACAACGCTGGCACCGTAAGCAAAACACCGTGATACATGATGAACATCTCTTAATGATGCTGCAAGAATTTGAGTTCTTACACCTTGAGAACAATATGTTCCACTGATAGCACGAACAAGTTCTACACCACTGAATGAGTTATCATTGCAGCGACCTACGAAGGGTGAGATATAAGTAGCACCTGACTTTGCTGCCATGATTGCTTGTGCTACAGAGAACACTAAGGTCACATTAGTTTTAACACCAAGCACAGAGAGTGCTTTACATGCAATCAAACCTTCTATAGTACATGGTAGTTTGATAGTGATCGCTTTACCTCCCAACTGAATAAACTGTTGAGCTTGTTTAATCATTTCTTCAGCAGTCTCAGCGACTACTTCACATGACACACTTTCAAACTGTGGATACCTATCAATTAATTCCTTAGCGACATCAGGAAGCGTTCTGCCACTTCTTTTAATTAGTGTGGGGTTAGTAGTGACCCCATCAACTAAACCAGTTCTCGCTGCCTTCTTGATTTCATCGAGGTCAGCGGTGTCTAAAAAGATTTTCATGAGTAAAAAGTTGTTTGTGTTATGTATGCGCTGTCGAGAGCACATACAATTGATATTATTAGTGTAGCAAATAATAGTGTTGCGGCTAGAAATACATTCATTAGATTAAAATAATGACAGTATGAATAAGAAAAGACCGAATGACGAAAACAATATAATTATTGCTGTAATTTCAATTTCCATAGTTCTAAGAAGTAGCGATCTACTTTGTATAAATCTCCTCTAGGTGGTTCAACATCAACATCCATAGACCATTCATAACAGAATGCTCTCATTTCTGGTGTTATGCCATGAGGTAAAAACATTCTACCGAATGCCGACATGGCAAAAGCAAACCTCATTCTAGTGCGCTGTTCCATTTCCTGAGTATGCGTCGGTTTCATAATAGTTATTGTCACCTTTTCTGTGCCCGAAATAAACGGTGGCACATATAAAGGGTAGTGATCCAAAAAGTAGGACATGTGCTAAAGTCATTATGTTTTACCAGTTTTTATAAATCCAACCATAATCTTGAGGATACATTACATAATCATTTTTGGTCCTGGAAGGTTTAATTCCAGGTGAGATAGCATCGAAGATTGTACGACATGTATCGACTGCATACTTTCCACCAGTAACCACAAGACCGTATCCATGGTCCAAACCAGACACACCACCAGAAGTGCCACAGTCAATATACGCGATGCCCAATTTTGTAAGACGCTCGGATCTTTTCCAACTGTCCTTAAAACTGCTATTGCCATGATCAATAATAATATCTCCATCACTAAGTAATGGTAATAACTCATCGATAGTTTCCTCTAGTATTTCTGTGGGGATAGCAAGTTGAAAGATGCCAGGAACTGCACCGGCACTGGTGAATTTTTTACCATCAGATTTAACTGCTTGAACAAGATACTTTAATGAAGTAGTAACACCACTTACATATCCTGCTTCATATTGTTCACATGCTTTCTTGTAGTTATTTCTATAACCCCAAACCTCATTCCCTGCTTTAATCATACGGCGAGACATCGCCTCACCCAGTTTACCTAATCCAATAATACCAACTTTCATTTCATTTACAGAGTTAAATTTAAACTTGGGAACAGTGGTGGTATCACTCCGATAAGTCGAAGTAAACCCTCAGCAAAAAGTGCGAGAACAACCCAACCAACACACATACTGATAATTCCAGCATTACGATTATGTTTTCGTATGGCAGCATCGATCATCTCCTGACATTCTTCTTTGGTTACATAATGTTTTTTCATATGCACTATCTATGCTATTTCTAAGTCTTTCTACTCATAAATTGTCTGGACTTGCACACTTAATCACTAGTGATTGAACAGTATCCTTGTTCGCATAATCTTTCTAATTTTTCTACAAGTTCAGTATACTCATCCCACATATATTCAGAACCAGTTTTTTCTTTGTACATGTTGCAAGCAGTAATCAGACGTGCCACGTCTACTTCGTTTAATCTCATGGTAAAACCTTAGTGCCTCTGTATTATAGGTATTTATTGGCGCTTGACAACCCCCTACATAGATGGTAAACTACAGATTGTTGTAATGAAACGAATGATCTCAACATCAATTATTGCTGCTGGTCTGACCTTCCTGCTTCCATCTGCTAGCATCCCTCCTTTAGTGGAAGATCTTCAACAGGAAATTCCTGTGATACACTATGAACCTACTTGGAAGTGTGAAGATTGTAGTCCAGCAGAGCAGTATGTTCTCTCACAACTTCAGGAGAAGACAAACATTACTGATGTCAATGCTCTTGCAACACTGATGGGAAACATCAAACAAGAGAGTAAGTTTATCGCTAACATCTGTGAAGGTGGTGCTCGCGTCTCTTATACTGAATGTAAGTCTGGTGGATTTGGTTTAATTCAGTGGACTAGTATTGGACGATATAAAGGTCTTGGAAACTTCTGTGCTAAATATGGATGCGATCCTAGCAGTCTCGAAGGTCAAACTCGTTACATGATTAACGAACCAATCTTCCAACGCTATCTCCCTGAGTTTGAAGGACATGGAAATTCTATCTCACAGTATATGGTTCCTGCCTACTACTGGTTAGGATGGGGCATCAAAGGTAATCGCGAAGTTTATGCTTATAATTATAAAACTAAAATGGTATTCGCATGACATATCCCGCACCAAAATATCTTGAAGACGATCCTTGGTTTGGTCCCGCTACATTTTCTCTTCATCAAATAGACTATAAACTTGCTTACGAACAAGCTGTTATTGAAAATCTATTGCTTGATGAGACGTATCCAGAAGTAAAAAATATTCATGAGGTGATGTATAATATTGCTACAGGTCATGGTAAAACTACCTTACATCTTGGAGGATCAGAAAATTTTCATGAATGATGATTGGCGCTACAGCGATGACCGCATGGAGTTGAGGCAGAAAGTTTATAGTCTTCTCCTCAAACGATTTGGATCTGCTATTGACGAGAACGGGGAACCAGTGTATAGTATGAACAGCATCACTCAGTGCTCCCATGATTGGGTGTCTCAGGGTAATGTTCGTTCTGATGGTATTGTTAAATACTTTCAAGCATACTACAAATGAGTAAGTATGATTTTGGTGGTCTTGACAGGCATCCTGTTAATGTGCTAAGATTAATCAGTGAGTTAGAAGGATCCTCTCAACTCCTTAAATACATGGGGTTTGAAGAGGATATGAATACTCTCAATGATATGAAGAAAGTTTATTATAAACTTTACTTCAAATTGAAACGAGAACAAGGGTAGGTGTCCGAGTGGTTAATGGAGGTGGACTGTAAATCCACTGGCTCTGCCTACGGGGGTTCAAATCCCTCCCTGCCCACTCTGGTTCAGTAGCTCAGATGGATAGAGCAACTGCCTTCTAAGCAGTCGGTCGTTGGTTCAAGTCCAACCTGAATCGTTGCCTCCGTAGCTCAGTGGTAGAGCAGGGCTTTTGTAAAGCTCAGGTCGCAAGTTCAAATCTTGTCAGAGGCTTTAGGAACTTGAGACGTTCCAACCAAGGTGCCAGCAATGGGATAAACCCCCTTGGATATTCACAACGGAAATTGTGTCTTACTCCATTACAAACTGTCAGTATACTGGGTGTGACGCCCATATAGCATACGGATAAGTGTAGTGTCATTCCTCTATAGCTCAGTTGGTAGAGCACGGAACTGTTAATTCTGTTGTCCCTGGTTCGAGTCCAGGTGGAGGAGTCGCTCGAATAGCTCAGCGGTAGAGCACCTCCTTTACACGGAGATTGTCGGGGGTTCGATCCCCTCTTCGAGCATGGTTCATTACCTCTTACTAAATAAATGAAATCAGAAAAAATCAAAGAAGAACTCAACGATATTAAAATTGAACTTGCTTACATGAGAGGTATGTTAGAAAATGTTAGTTATCAGATGCAAGAGTTGCGGGAAGCAGCTGGAATCACACCCAACAAAGACACGAGCTTGCCAGTGCGAGAACTATACGAGCATCCGTGGTATAAGTATAAGCGCGAGGAACTTATCACTAGTGGAGATTGTCAGCAATCCGAAGGACACAATCTCTCCAACATTTAGTGATGAAGATTTAGCGTATCAAGAAACACGTCGCCAAAGAAAAGTACGCAAACTTAATTTTGATATTAAGTAAAATGTGTTATAATTAGTAGTGTATTGTTCATATAGAAATGAATCACCAAAATATTCTTCGTAAATTTCCTGAAGAAATTGCACTCCTTAGTGATGCTGTTGATGGAGTTGTAAATCTTGAGGATGATTATCCATATCTTTATAAAAGACTTTATGAATTTTATGATGTTAATGGTCTGCAACTTTTTGGTGACCCTGACGATGACTATCAGGTGGTTCTGACCCAACTCGAACGAGACCTTGACAGCATCGTCTGAACCTGCTATCATTACAGAGTAAATCAAAGGCATCATCAATGAATGATCTTGATCCAAAGTCTGTCGCATCGACTAAGACACTTGTTATTCATGAGCGTTTTCCTTACCGCTATGTACAAAAGGGTTACATTCAACTTAATGGTAAACCCGATTTGCGTCTCCAGAAGGCAGATGAGTATACTAAAAAATACTCTGACATTTATCTTTTTGATAATGCCGATCAATGTTTTCTTGCCATTGAAGACTTTGAGTATTCCAAGTGGTTAGATCCCGCTGATGTTCCCTGCTATGTAAAAGATGTCGCTCAACAATACTAATTTAAAATTTAACAATCAGACTACATTTGTCCCTGCTAATCCTACTGAAAAAACTATGACTACCTATGAACACCTCGCTACTGCTGAGAAAGAACTTCGTCTTGCTCTCGCATCAGTAGTTGAAACAGCATCACCTGTTCGTCTCACTAGACTTATTCATGTCCTTGATACTGTCAATGATATCAAGCAAGGTTTTGTTTCTGATGAAACTACTACTGCCCCTACTCCAAACTTTGTAATCAATACTTCAGATACTGTTGATTATGGTTACGGTGCTGCTGGTCCTGTAGATTTTCCTAGTCCCTTCGGACAAGATGTAATTACATTTTCATGATGTACTGGTTTCCAATTTCCAGTTAAAGAATTGGTGGCGCGGCATGTAAAACCCTCTATTGGTGGCATTTCTGTCACCTTTTTTTATGAATACATATATCGAAATCTATGATGAGGTTCTTTCAACAGAAGAATGTACTAAAATTATACAGTATATTAATCAGTCACCTAATATGAGAAGAGGTCTTATAGGTGAGGGAGTTGATGTTAAAGCAAAAGATAGTTGGGACATACACAATAGATTTCAAAATCAAACTACAGTAGATGCCATGATACATGGTGCTCTATCTAAATGTCTTGCTGATTATAAAAGTAAACATTCTGAATTAAATAGTATAGGGTATTGGTCTTTAGAAAATAATTATAACCTTCAGAAATATCTTCCTGGTGGTGGATACTTTACCTCACACTGTGAAGCAAATTTCAGAACCACTTGTCAACGTGTTGTAGTATGGATGATTTATTTAAACACTGTCACTGATGGCGGTGGAACTAAATTTCCTCAGTATGATTTGGTAACAGATGCTGTTGAGGGAAGAGTGGTTCTTTGGCCTGCTTCATGGACGCACTTCCATCATGGTGTGGTCAGTCCAAGTCAATTCAAGTATATAACTACGGGATGGTATTCTTTCGTTCCACAGTAAGTTTATAAATACTTTGAAGGAAAGTATAACGTACATGTAATGTCAAGAATATTAGTTGACGAACTAGTAAATTTAGCAGGAACAGATAAGGTAACCTTTGCTGAAGGTTTAAAAGTTACTGCGGGAGAAGCACTTGATCTTAATGGTGCGAAAATTAACATTGATACAGGCGTAGGTCTTAATAATCAACTGTTAGCATCAACTGGATCCGGTCTTAAGTGGACTACTATTAGTGATACAAATAGCACGTATGTATTTTCATCAGTTAATGCTGCCGCAAATGATGTTAAGTTGAAACTAACTGGTGGCGGTGACGCTGCTGGGCAGATTGATCAACTTACGTTTACTGGTGCAGGCACAGTAGTTGTTGCTGAAAATGCTGGTGTCATTACAATAACAGGAAGTGATCAGAATACTACTTATGATTTAGTAGCATCCACAGTAACTGATGGGGCACAACTTACATTAACTGGAACTGACTCGACTAATGATATATTTTCAATCCTAGGTGGATCTAATATCACAGTTGCCCGAAGTGGAACTGATATTACAATCTCTACATCATTATCAGGAACAGTTGGAGCACCTGCAACAACTACAGATGGTGGTTTTGCTCTGTTTGATGGCACTGACGGAACTCTCCTAAAGAATTCTACATTAGTTCTTGATAGTAGTAATAATCTAAGTGCAAATAGTTTTACTGCTGCTGCAGACACAGGAAGTTTAATTACATTCTGGTACGATCAGCAATCAAGTTTTCCTAATGCTAATACTTATCAGGGTGCTTTCGCATTCTCTGATAACAACAATACCATGCATTATTCTGCTGGTAATTCTTGGTATCAGGTAGCACAGATTGGTGATATTATTCCTAACACTGATACCACATATTCTATTGCCTTAACAGACATAACGAGTGGTGGCAGATTAAGTCTCAATGATTCCAATGGAATTAGTGATTCAGTAAATTTCCTACCGAGTAGTTATGGTGGTGCTGGAGTTTTTAGATCTGGCGAAAATTTATATATTGACAGTAAAGTTTATGACATCTCAGCACAAGTTGGTCCTGGAACAGGAACTACTCTTAGATTGAGAAGTGCTAATCATGATAGTGCCGGTAACGAAGTCAGCATCGTAAACGATGATATTCTACTTACTGGTGCTGATGGTTTAACCGTTGAGTTAACTGATGCCAATACAATTACCTTTAGACAAAGTGGCGGCGGATCTGCTTCTTATACTGATGACGATGCTAAAGATGCTGCAGCACAGGCACTCCTTAATGGAACATCATTAGGTATCACCTTTACTTATGATCAGGGTAATAAAATTATCAATGCTCAAGTAGGAACAACTCCTACTACATTTAATTTAACTACTACTGCTTCTGGCACTTCTGATTATCTGGTTACGGGATCAGATCGTGGAAATACTTTTAGTGGCGATGCTGATCCTACTATCACAGTTTATGAGGGTGACACAATCACCTTTGATAATACTGCCACCCGTATTAGTCATCCAATGTACATCAGGGTATCTGATGGTGGTGCTAGTGTTTCCAGTCCTGCTGCTTCTGGTGAAGGTACTGCAACAACTTCATGGATTCCTACTACTGCTGGTACATATTACTATCAGTGTGGTAATCATTCGTCAATGATCGGAACCATCACAGTTCTTTCTACTGGG